GAAGAGTGGTATAAATTACAATACGACAAGCAACGCATGAGCCGACAAACATGGGCGAATATTGATAGACAAATAGTTCAAGATTGGGTATTTGAATTAAGAGAAACTTTATCAATTGCAAGTGTTAAAAAGCATATCGCTGGGTTATTCCAATATGCAAAATTCCTTCAAAATGAGGGCATAGTTAAAGAAAACTTCTGTGTTGGCATAGAGATACCAAAAGACAAAGAACGCCACGAGAGAGAGTATATGAGGGTGAATGAAGCTAAATTATTAGTGGACACAATCGACAACAATTATGAACAACTTATGGTTGCATTAATGTTTTACGGAGGTTACAGAATCGAGGAAGTCACAAATATTCTAGTTGAGAATGTTGACTTGGAAAACTTTACAATTACAGCATTAAGAAAGCATGGGAAATGGCACACGCTTAAAGTTTTAAAAGAAATTAGGGAAATGTTAGTTGAGCGTGTTGAATATTGTAAACAGAAAGGAGATAAGTATTTATTTCAATCACCAAAAGGCGAGTATGGGATTACTGCAAACGCATTGAGAAATGTATTTAAAAAGTGGAGAGATTTGTTGGAAATGAATCCAGAATATTCGCCTCACGACCTCAGACGCTGTGCGGCGAGCCTACTGCATTATGAAAAAGGATTGCCGTTGCTAAAGGTATCAAAGTTTATGAACCATAATTCAGTAACCACAACTATGAGATACTTGAAAATTTCTATGGATGAATTAAATGACGAGTTGGAAAATTTATAGTGTTAGGAAGGAGAGGCTATGAGTAGAATATTTAAATATCAATTAAAAGTTACTGACAGCCAACGTATTATGTTACCATATGGAAGTAAAGTTTTATCAGTTGAGAATCAAAAAGAAACAATAGTAATGTATGCAATAGTTGACGAAGAACAGGAACATATGGCAAATATTGGGGTTAGAATAGCAGGAACTGGTCATAAAATTGAACAACATATTATCATGGATTATAGATTTTTAGGAACAGTCAAAATGTTAAATGGTGACTTGATGTTTCATGTATTTGTAGAAGAATAGAAAGGAGAAATTATGTACACACACGAAGAAATTAAAGAAAAGTTTATACTCAATGATGAGAAATGGGATGACAGCGTTGAGTTGTCACCCACAATAGAAGAAACCTACAGATTTGAATACAATAGTGGGCTGGACTACACAACTAAAGAATTTGTATTAGATGATAGTGACTTATGGAGAGTTGTATCAGAGTTTGTATTGTTCTTAAAAGGAGTTGGTTTCACAGAGTCAGCAATAAATGATTATATTGATATGGATAATTTTTAGAAATTAAGTTGGTAGTTTTGGGCTGTTGAGATTTTATTCCCAATAGCCCCACTAAAAATTAAAACACGAGGAGTTGTTAAAAAGGAGGATGAGTGATGGATTATTTAATTGACCCAAAAGTTTTTTATTGGATGAGTGTATTGACAAGTTTGGATTTTTTTCTAGTCTTTATGGGTATTATATTTTTAATAATTTTAGCAGTAGTAATTGTCATTTATGTTACGCTAAAACTAGAGGGTGAATATTATGAAGATGAGGTCAAAATTTTTGAAAAATTTTTAAAACCAATACCAATTATACTTGCATTAGTTTTATTTTTAGGAGTACCAATATTTATTCCATCAAAAGATACAATGAAACAAATGCTGGTGGCTTCACAAATCACACATGAGAACATTGAAGGAGTACAACAATCTGCAACGGAATTAGTTGATTATATTGTGGATAAAATTAATGAGGTTGAAAAGGAGGATTAGTTATGAGTAAATCTGGTAGTAGTTCAAGTAGCCCAGGGGGGATTGGATTTGCTGGGCTGTTAACAATTGCATTTATTGTGTTGAAATTAACAGGATTTATTAGTTGGTCATGGTGGTGGGTATTATCACCAATTTGGATTACTTTTATAATTGTTTTATTGGTTATAGTTGGAGTTTATATATTCGTTGACAGAAAAAGTTAATAAATAAGAAAGGAGAATAAACAATGACACAATTAGATTTAGTAAAAGGTTACAACCTAGTAGATTGCGACACTGAAGAATTAAATGGCTATATTCAAGAGGGTAGCCCAATATCAATTAAACTTATCACAGGCGAGATTAAGCAAGGTATTATGACTAAGCCTGCCAAAAAACAATTCTTATTGACACATGATGGTATTACTGAGGTTATTAGAGTTGGCGATGTTATTGAGATGGAAGTTGTTGAGGAATAGAAAGGAGATAAAATGAGTAATGGAATTAGTTTATATGAATTAGCTGAATCGTACCAAAATGTATTGGATTTAGACCTAGATGACGAAACAGCAAGCCAAATTTTAGGTCAAATTGAAGACGCAGTAGAAGTTAAAGTCGAAAATATTGGTCTGGCTAGACGTGGGATTGACTCTGAAATTGATGTATTAAAAGCAGAGATTAAAAGGTTGCAAGATAGAAAAAAATCGTTAGAGAAGAAATCTGATTGGCTAAAAGATTATGCGTTCTACGCAATGAAACAATTTAACATTGATAAGATTAAAGGCACTAGACTTACTGTATGGATTCAAAACAATCCACCTAGCCTAGAAGTAATTGATGAAACTAAAGTACCAGATTGCTACAAAGAGCCACAACCAGATAAGATTGATAAAAAAGGATTACTCGATATGATTAAAAGCATGGGCGAGGAAGATGTGGCTAAGCTAGAGTATGTTAAATTAACACAAAGCGAAGGCATTAGGTTTAAATAGTTAAACTATTTCACATAAATCAAATTTAAAATTAGACATGGAGGAAAATATTTATGGCAAAAGCAAAAGACAAAGTGGCGTTAAAGAAGGGCGAATCAAGATTTGTACTAGTTGGAACTGCAAATATCGGCGATTATACTTTTACAATTGACGCTGAATCTGCAAACTCACCTTGGCAATATTCGTCTGCAAGACTAGGCGTGGATTGCGGAGATGACGGGCTTATTTTTGCAGAAATGATGGGTGGGTTTTCAACCAAGCCAACTGCTGAAAACGTAGTATATGTTCATGGCAAGAAATTGGATGATAACGGCAAAGAGGTTGACGATTATCAATCAAGATTCACAATTGATTGGGACGACAGATTGAATGAAAATTTCACAGATGAGGTGGGGAATCAATGTTTTATCACAATCGGCGTAGAGAAAGATGCTAACGACAAAACATTCTACAAGAAGTTTCTTTCTGAGTATGATGCAGTCTCTTACCTAAAAGAGCACCTAACTGGAGGAGAAACAATTAGGGTTCAAGGCAAACTTGAATATTCAGAGTATGAAGGCAGAACACAAGTTAAAAAGAAAATCACATCGGTAGCATTATCTAGTGCAACGCCAGATAAATTCGGTGCGACGTTCTCTCAATCAATTTTGGTAGACAAAGACAGCGTTGGCAAATTGGACAAAGACAAAAACACATACCCTATTACAGCATTTGTAGTTGAATATGTAGGGAAGCCAAAAGTAAACGGTAAAAAAGTAGAAATCAAAGAGAATGCAGTATTCCCAAGAGTATTCGAGGTGGTACACGCAGACGATGAAAAGACACCAAAATTACTAAAGATGATGTTCGGTGCCAAAAAAGATGAAGCATGGGAAGTAATCGCTGAAGGTAGAATCACAAAAGGTGCGAATACGGTTCAAATGACATTTGATGATTTACCAGATGATGTCAAAGAATTAGTAGAATATGGTGCATTGACAGAAGAAGATGCATTGGCTACATGTATTGGCAAGGGTGGAAAGACTGAAACGTTTATCATTGAAAAGCCAAGGATTAAGCGTGTAGAAAAGGATGGCGAGGCTAAGATTACAGTAGAAATTAATAAAGACAAATACACTACTGACGATTATGTATTCTTTGCACAGTTATTGTCAAAGGCTGGAGTTGAAACAGAAGAAGAAGAGCCAGAAGAGGATGAAGAAATTGATATGGACGCACTGCTTGGAGAACTAGAAGATGATGACCTTCCATTTTGATTAAAGATTGCAATAACAAAACACAATAATGGGTAGGAGAAATCTTACCCATTTTACAAGTTAAATTTATAGGAGGATAAAGTATGGCAAAATATGGTAAAAGAAATATTATAAAAATTGACCCTGCTAGATACAACATCGGGCTATTAGGAGAATCAGGAATTGGTAAGACTACGCTAATGGTTCGTGTGCTTGAAAAATTAGTAGGCGAAGATGGCTATATGATTTTGAATGTAGGTATGGAAGATGGTATTGATGCAATAAATGGTGCGGCATATGAAGATATTGTAGATTTTGATGTATTCGAGGAATTTGTAGATGACATCATTGAAAACAGATTTACAGATTACGAGACGTTGAGAGTGTTGGTATTTGATACAATGGATGAGTTATTTAGAATAGCAGAGCCAGAAGTAATTAGACTTCACAATCGTGCATATCCAGATAAGCCAGTGAAGAGTATCAAGGCGGCGTTTGGTGGCTATCAGGCAGGAGAAGAAAAGGCAATTGAAATAGTGCTTGACAAGGTAAAGAAGTTGAAAGACGTAGGAATTTCTGTGTGGTGGACTGGTCATGTAAAAAGAAGAACATTAACAGACCCACAAACCCAAATTGAATACGACATGTTAACAACTAATATTGCACAAAAGTATTTCAATGCTGTTAAAACAAAGCTACATGTCCTTGGAGTGGCTTCTATAGACAGAGAAATTGCCGTATCCAAGAGCAAGAAAAAAGGATTTGACGGGAAGGATAAGTTGGTTGGTCAAGTCACTAGTGAAGTGCGTAAAATTACATTCAGAGATGATAACTTTAGCATTGATTCTAAGTCTAGATTTGCAGACATAGTTGACGAGATTGAGTTTTCTGTAGATGGGTTTATACAAGCAATCAATGATGCGATTCGTTCAGAGTTTGAATCATCCCCAACGACTTCAAAAAGCATAAAAGATGTTAAAGCTGAACAAGAAAGCGAATTCATTGATAAAGCAAAAGATAAAGTCGTAGAATATGCAGAAGAATCTGAAGCCGAAGAGTTGTCGAATACAATCAAAAAAATCAGTGGATATATTAAGAAAAACAAAACTGATAAAGAAAAAATTAAGGTTATAATTGAAAAGTATAATAGCTTAGGGTATGACAAGATTTCTTCTATTGACAATCTAGAAGATGCATTGGCGGTTCTTGAGGTGTGTAACTAATATATGTGGGGATTATTCCCCACTTTATTTCAAAGGTGGGTGATAAATTGACACAACAAGAAAAAAACGATTGGACAGAGTTATATGAATATGTTAAAATTAATGTGTTGGGGTATGAAGATAAAATAATGCCAAAGAATTTTATACTCAGGTTGAAAGGCTTGGCAAGTGGAAAGTTTATGGCGAATAATAAAATTAAATCCCACGCATCATATACTTTTAAAGAAATCTTATTAACATTCAAATTATCAAATGCTAAGATACAAGACTATATATCAAGAACATCGTTCTCGAATGAACAACATAAATTTAATGGCATTATGGTAATAGTTGAATCTGAAATCAATAACGTGAAATCAATCATTGAGCGTAAAAATAAATCTGTAGAAAAAACTGAGAAAATAGACTTGTCTCACCAATCAAATGAACAAGCTGAATATAAAACAAAAGGCAAAATAACCACAAATGAAAAGCTGAAAGGGTTGTTGTAATGGCGACAAAAAAACAGAGAGAATTGACACCATTTGAGCAAGAACTAAAGAGTGCAATGAGCAAGGTTAAGGAATATAAAACAATCGCAGAAGCCAATATAGTATCTCTATTTTGGAAGAATACAGACTTGATGTATTCGTACAGCAACATTAAACTTGATGACTTGTCTGATAATATGTGGAAAGTTTACTGGCAAGTTGCACACGATGTTGTAGTCAAAGAACGTAAAGTGTTGGACGAGATTACTGTTAACTTTTATTTAGAGAAACATCCTAAACTTCGCCTAAAATTTGATGAGTATGGTGGATATGATAAGATTGTCGGGGCTGGGGAGTATGTAAAAGAAGAGAACATCGAAGGTTATGTGCATGAGTTGCAGAAGTGGAATGTTGTAATCAATATGCTTAAATCTAGGTTCCCAGTTAGTCATAGGATTAGCGAGTTTGTAGATATGGATGTTGAGCAAATTTATGATGAGTATGCTGTGATGTTGAATCATATATTTGCAAATGCGGAAACGGAAGTTAAAAGCCACTCGTTATCAGATGGATTAGATGAATTAATTGATGAATTAGATGCCGGTATAATGATTGGGATTGATTATTATGAAATGCCATTATTGAATCACGAAACTGGCGGAAGATTACTTGGGAATTTAGATATGATTGGTGCTGTTTCAAACTTAGGTAAGTCAACAATAGCAAGAAATTTATGTATACCAGCATCAATAAAAAATAAAGAGCCACTATGTATTATAATCAATGAGGAGTCTGTGAACAAAACTAAGCAAGAAATGTTGGTTTGGGTGGCTAATATAGTATTAAAACATGACATACAAAAATACGTAGTTCGAGATGGAAAATTTACAGCGGAAACTAAAGCAATATTAAAAGAATCGGCACAATGGATTAGGGATAATGCGGAAGATTTGATAAGAATTATCCCATTCCAAAGATATACAGTAGAGTTGGCTATGAAAACAATATCAAAATATGCACATGCTGGATTTAAGTATTTTATCATAGATACAATGAAACTTAATGCAAATTCTAATGGAGAAGTAGCGTGGCTAGACCTTCAACAAAGTTCAGTGAAATTATATGATTTAATTAAACCTGAGAACTTAAATGTACATGTCCTTTTCACCTATCAACTTTCTAAAGCCGCAGTGAAGCAGAAGTATTTAAGCCAAGATTCATTAGGCATGAGCAAAAGCGTGGTTGATGTCTGTAGTACAGCCATACTTGCTAGAGCATTGCATCAAGATGAGTTTGAAGGTGGGAAGAATGAATTGAAAGTGTACCGGCTAGATGGTAAAAATGGGAAAACAAAATTACCTGTTAGGCTTGATAAGGAAAAGAATTATCAAATATTCTTCATTGCTAAGAATCGCTCAGGAAGCACATCTTACCAAATTGTGGTAGAAAATGATTTAAGCAGAAATAAAATAGTAGAAGTTGGAATTTGCACAGTAGTACAAGATTGGTAAAGGAGGATTAATTAATATGGTCACGTCTGAGCTTAAACAATACATCTTTGAAAATGACAAAATTGAATATGTCTTGGGTGAGTTGGGATGTCATCATATTAAAAATAATCCCAAAGAATTTAGAGCGGGACTGCCGAACCATACAAACACATCTGCAGTCGTAGTTAAAAAAACAGAATATCTTAAAATTAGAATTTACAAATCGGATGACGAAGTTGTAAAAGGTGACATTTTCAACTTAGTTATGGATATACAAGATGTGTCATTTGCTAAAGCAAACAAATGGTTGCATGACTTGTTTAATATAAAATATGACTATAAATCGAATAGAGATAATGGGTTAACCAAAACTCCTCTAGATATATTTCGTAAAGCAAAAGGTCGTGCACGAGTAAAAGTGGACGTATCAGAATTAGAATTATACGATTTCAATTCAGACTTTGAATATCAACAAGGGCTATACATTGATTGGTTTAGAGAGGGAATACTACCTCACACAGCGTCCGTATTTGGGCTAGGATTTGATTCTAAGTCAAAGAGGATATTAGTGCCACACAGGCTATATT